CATGATGATACGCTAACACTCGCAGGAACGCAAGCTATTCCATTAAATTCATTCAGGAGCTTTCTTTCTGCTACACCATACTTGAAGTGGTACATTTCTTTCCACTTGCCCAGATTCTCTGGATTCTCTAAGAAGCGCTTTTCAGAGCGAGCTCTATGCTTTCTGGAAGACTTCATGTAGTCGTCTTTGTGCTTCAAGACTTTTCTAATCTGATCTCCAAGTTCATCTCCAGTCTTAAATTTAAAGTCTGCCTCCTTGTAGGTTACCAAGTCTTGACAAATAACAGGAGTACCGAATGCCCCAGCCTCAATGAGTTTAATATCACTCTTGCCTTGATTAAAGACATTGTCTTGCAATGGAGCAATCATGAGCTGAGCATTCAGGCTAGCAATCTTCTCAGGGAAGTCATACAGCTTAGTCCAATTATGGAATTCAATCTTACCAGACTTATAAAGATCAACAAGAGGGATTGGCAAGGCTCCAAAGAATACCCACTGGAACTCGTTTACTGTTTTACGTACAAGTTCGTTAATATGATAGAAGTCGTCCTTATACTTGCAGCGACCTTCAACGTCAATATGAGCACCAGAGCCTGCATAAAGGATACGAGGCTTCTTACGGTTCTTATCGAAGTTCTGGCTAATCTTCTTCTCATCATAGTGGTTACCTATCCACCAACGAGGTGGATAGTTAGGGATAACAGTTACATTCTTGTTACCAGTCTTGTCAGCGTAATAATCTCCAATGAACTTATTAGTGGTTGTAATCTCATCGCAAGTCTGCATGATCTTTGTGCAGAACTCAGCAATCTTAGGGTCACTAAATCCAGGCTTGAATTTATTATACTCAGGAATGTCTGAGTAATACATAATGTCATCGATTTCGTATGCGAGATTGAAACCAAACTTGTTTCTCATCTTCTCAAGATAAGTTACATAGCGGTATTGATTCTCAGTAGCCTGTCTTTGAATACGAACAGTCTTTAAGGTACTAAAGAACATTTCGTCATGAATCATCTGACATGAATTCATAACAACAGATTCGATTCTTGAATTGAGTTGATCAGCTGGCCAAAACAATCGCCAAAAACCACAACCAGAATGATCTGCCAAGAAGTTCACACTCTTTGGAAGTTGGGTCTCTGCTTGTACTAGATCTTTTCTAGGTGGTTTATTTTCATACTCAACAATAGTGTTATTTGTATTAACAGAAGGAGTTCCAATAGTTGGGCGACCAAGAACGTTAAAACCAGGACGTATCATTTGTTTTATTTACAGTTACAGACCAGTAAATTCCATACGTTGAGTAAGACCATTATACTTCTCAAGATAAATAATCTCTCCAGTAGCAGCCTTAATAGATTCTTTGCGATGAGAAATAATGTAGCAGCATTCGCTATACATGTCAGAGCGGTCTTTTAGTACATCTAGTACCAACTCTACACCTTTCTCATCAAACGAGGAGTCTAGCAGTTCATCGAACAAGCAAACATTATATGCAACATCACCTTGCAAGCGTCTAATATCCATAAACGCAAACAAACATGCCAAGTCAATAGTCTTCTTCTCAGCACCAGAGAAATTGTTATAGCTACACTCAATACCCTTATCATTGATAATCTTCTCTTCGAAGTATTCATCAAAGGTAAGAACACAGTTAGAGTCTAGCTTGCTCAAATAATAAGCAATCTTGTTATTAAACAATTGCAAAATCTTCTTGATAATATAAGACTTAACACCTTCTTCAGAGACAACAAACTTGACGTTATCGAGAACCTTGGATAGATTCTTAATTGTCTCAATCTTAGTCTCGCTTTCAGTTATGCTGTTCTTAGATTCAGTCAGGATTTTCTTATAGGTGTTCTCTTGCTTAGAGACTACATCGATATCATCGTCCAAAGTAGTGAGCCAGCCTTTGAGCTGTTCTTTACGCTCTAAGTTGTTTTTGTACTTAACAAGCTCTAGTTCTGCCTCTTTAAGCTTCTGATTAAGATCTTTAATTTGACTACAAACAAAAGCCTTTACAGCATCAAACTTTTGGTTATCTGCTTCAATCTTTTGTTTGTCTTGTTTCTTTTGATTAATTTCATCAAGAGTAGTCTTCTTTTCTGAATCGATATGCTCTCTATCATGATCAAGAATAGATCTTGCACACACAGGGCACTTATCCTCTTTTGTACCAATAGTCTTATAACGATGGTTCAAATGAGTAATTTCAGTCTCAACTTGAGATATCTTAGTAAAAAACTCATTAATTTTAGTATCTGTTTTCTTTAAGTTCTCATTAGCAGTAGCAATCTTCTCCTTAATAGGAGCAATTGAGACATCTTTAAACTCTCTCAAGTAGTCTTCAATAACAGCCAATTCAGCATTGTTGTTCTTCTTTCTATTGAGATACTTCTCGAGTCGATTGCGACGGTCTTCTTCAAAGGAATCACTTTGAGAGTTAAGACTATTATAGTTAGACTGTAAAGTACTGAGACGAGTAAACTCTGTATTGTAAGAGTTCTTAACTTCGTTAATATCAGCCTTGAGTCTATCAGACATTCTAGAGAATACTTCTAGATTAAAGATGCTTTCGATAAACTTACGCTTATCTCCTTTCTTCTTACCCATGAAAGGAATAGTGTTATTGATAGTCAATGTAACACAGTTCTGAAAGATATCAGCATTAGTAGAAAGAAGAGACTCTATATAGGTATTGGTGTTAGCAATACTATCGCGAGTCTTATCTTCGCCGTTAATCTTGAGAAAAACCTTAGCCGGGTTCAGAGTACGCTCAACATATATTTCAGTTGTAACATTATTAGAGACGATCTCAAATTCTAGAGCCACTTTGACCTTACCATCTGTGAGATTGTTCTTGATATACTTTGTATTGATCTCGCGAAGAGTGTTTCCAAAGATAGCAAAGTAAAGAGCATCAGCAACAGTAGACTTACCGACTCCGTTGCGACGATCTTCTTTATCTTTATTAGTGCCGGTAATAATGTTGAGACCTGGCTTAAAAGTAAGCTCAACAGGCTTCTCACCAACAGACAAAAAGTTCTTGATGGTGAGATTTTTAAAATTGACGTGCTTCATTTACTTTTCTGGTAAAGTTCCAAAGTGTAATCAATTATACTCTTTTTATTCTCAATATCCAGCTTATTAATGAATTCTTTTATTGCGTCTGCAACATCGACGCTTGCGAAGTCAACATCACTCACTATTTTTTGTACAGCTGTATTGTACTTATAATCAATTGTTAAGTTGTTAGGGCTAGCTGTATTAACAGTTTTAATAAGCTCTTCAACCTCTTCTGGTTCATAATTAGTATCAACAATAATTTTAATAAAGTTGTTCTTGACTAACTTTTTGTTAAGAACAACACTATCGTTTTTTACTTCGGAAAGGCTAACTTTAATATGAACAGGAGACACATCGTTTTGAACAAAATCCATTTGATTGTTTTCAATATCGAGAATTGTAAAGCCTCTTGGTCCAGAATCTCCAAAGTCCATATGGTATGGAGAACCAAGATAAACAATCTTACCAGTGCTATACTCTCTTTCTTGACGAGTATGAAAGTGGCCAGAGATAACCAATGGAGCTCTTGATAACAAGTTCTCGCTAGTCATACCATGCTCACAAATTTTAATCTCGTTTAGTTTAAAGGTAGCAATTTCAAAATGACCGAAAATAATATCACTAGCAGGCATTTCGGTCATATCAGTACCCCAAGGCGCAAACGTAAGCGTCTTACCGAAGAAAATCTCAGTAGTGGGCTTATCAAGCACTGTAATATTCTTATGACCTTTTAATATAGACAAAGAATGTACTGAAGAGTTATTCTTAAAATAACAATCATGGTTGCCTGGAATCATGATTATGTTGAACTCTTTGAGAAGATTTAAAAATTCTGAAGTAGCTTGAATAGTGTTTACTGCAATCTCATCTCTATAATGCAAGAGATCACCACAAAAAATAATGTCTTTGATGTCCCGTTCTTTGAGCTCTCTCTTTAACCATTTACCAAACTCGATAGCAATATCGTGCCATTGAGAAGAGTTCTGATGGACACCAAGGTGTAAATCACTAAAACAACATACTTTGGAATTTTTTAAAGTCATACTAGGCTTCGTTATAATTATCTTCCCTGTCAGGATCGATATAAACACAATCACCGTTAGGTAAGGATTGCATAGCCTCTCTAAACTGCGCTTCTTGATAAAGGGCTATAGTGTCTTTCTCTTTCTTTTCTTTCTTAATTCTAGTGATAAATGCGTGGAATGCAATGGTTGTAAAGTAACTAAACGGGTTATAATTGTAGCCGTTTTTATCCTTGGTCTTAACGTTAAACTTCTTATTCTTTAGGGCTGTATACATCTTTACGACAGCATCACCAACCATGTCGTCTCGATAAGAATAATTAATAAAATTAGGTGCGTAAGAAAGACCTTTTGCAATCTTATAGATAGATTCTGCCAAATAATCGTTTATTTCTCCGCTCTTATAATAGTCTTTTATCTGCCTATAAAACTCTTTAGGATCAACGTAAAATTGTTCTTTGGGTGGCTTGGATGTTGGATCCATCACAAAGGTTTCAGGTTTCTTAATTTTTGGTAAATTATTTTTCATGGCAGTTAGTAAAGGTATGTGGTATTTTCTCTTGATTGTAAAGCTGCTTTCTTTTTTGATAGTGCTGCATGCCATACTTTAGGTTATCAGCAATGTCAATAATGATAAGCTCTTTCTTATCTTCGTGTAATCGTAATCCACGACCTATTGATTGTACTATCTTTACCTTCGCTTTTCCACCTCCAGCAAAGATTAAATAGTGAAGATTTTTGATATTAATACCTGTCGAAAATATTTTAGAGATAGCAATTACACAAACGTTAGTTTGCTTCTCCATTAAGGTCTGAACTCTCTTACGTTCTTCTACTTCTACTTCACCTCTGATGAAATAAACCTCTTTAGTAGTAGAGCTTGTAGTAATTTTATCATAAATGGCTTGACCGTGGTCAATTAAGTCCACAAGAACAAGAGAGTTATTGTCAAACTTGTTAACTAGGTGATTGATAACCCCATTACGAAAATCGTTTGTTAGCAAGAACTTCAGCTCAGCAATATACTCATCAGCTGGTGTGCTGTCTTTAGTTCTTTCAAATTGAGGGCCAGTTTTATAATTAATAACAAGAGCAGTTACCTTGGCTGGAGTAACATAACTCTCAGACTTTAGCTCGTGAGACATCTTGGAATAAATTCTATCTCCAAACTTAGCAAAAATATTCCATTGATCTAATACCTCTTCAGGCAAGGTACCAGTAAAGCCAAACTTATGAATAGTATAGATCTTTTTAATAATGTCGTTGATCTTATTGCCTCTACGAACTTTGTGAACCTCGTCAACAATGAGAAGATCAACGCTTTCCGTCCATTCAGTATCGGATATCTCAGATTGTAAGATACCCATATTAGCAATAATTACATTTGTACTTAAATCCAACTCAGAACTACCTGTCCAAGTACTATAAGTAAAGCTAACGTTATAATCTTTAAAGTCATTAAACGATTGATTAACAAGACCTAAATCAGGCACAATGAGAAGACATTTAAAGTTTGGGTTTTGATGATAAATGTTTTCTAGGATAGAAGACATTATGAGAGTCTTGCCACCCGCGGTTGCTAACTCGATAATACCAAAACCAGATTTTAAAGCAGTTTGGACTACATCGGTTTGATAATCACGTAAATCAAGACGTAATTTCTTATCAAGGTAGTCTAGCTTTAATTTGGGTGAGAATAACTTTTTAAAGCTCTCTGTTAAGACAATTTCAGTTGGGTCTTCACTTTGTTGAGCGTATTTTTGAAGAACAGTATGGAAATGAGGTTCTATTCTACCAGTTGGTGTAATAACATATGTTCTTTCCGGTGCAAAGAAACCCCGTTTACGAGCAAAGACAGCAGTCTTATTTTTTATAGAGAAGTGTTCTCTAACTGCTTTAAAGTCTCCACTTAAAGAAGCAGTATTACGTCTGTTATCAACATCAATGGTTAAAACCGTCATGTAGTCTCAAGTTTCATTATCTCGACGATGTTCTTTATATCATATGTTATTGATGAAAGAACTTTTTCTACTTTTTCGAGATACTCTATTATGAGTGTATTATAGTATATCTGATTGTTAAGATCCACAATTTTCTCATTACTTTCCATAGCTTTCTCCACTTTAGAGAAGTCTAGGGCTACAGGAGCAGCCTTTGCAGCAGCGTGGGCTAGTTCAGAGCGGAGCTTTTCTTTTTGAGACTTTAACTTACTAGCATAGATTTTATGTCTAATAAGGCGGCCTACGAACAAGTGTTTAAATGCTGGTAATTGAAGTTGTTTTTCTTTTACAGTAAACTCATTAATAGTACAGAAATCAGTTAGTTCTTTACTATATCTTTCGAGAACCGTTTCGTCAGCAACAACACTCATAAAGGAATTATATACAATAAAAAACAGAATGCAAATAAATAGTTATATGCTCTCATACGAAAAAAGATTCTTTTCTGAAATGAACCTAGCTGGAGGTACTAATTCATCATTTGGAAATGCATATGCTCCGGGTGGTATGGGTAGCTTTGGTAATGCCATTCAAACTACAGACTGGTATGCCAGTAACGACGCTCGTCAGGTATTTCCAAAAGGTTCTACTAGATTGAATAAAAGACCCAAATCGCTAAATAAGAAAAAGAAAAAATATGAATTGGCCATCCAAAGAAGATCTTGATAGTATTGACATGTCTGGTGTTCTTAATAGAATTCCAAAGGAAGATGATTACGCAAAGTATATACCAATGCAAGCTGGAATTGAGCATTATAGGCTACTTGTTTGGTTAGGTTACCAATTTAATAAAACCTCATTGGTTGAAGTTGGTGTTTTAAAAGGTATGTCTGGTTGCGCATTAAGTGAAAATATTGAAAATAAGGTAACTGGTTTTGATTTAAATAATAGTATTACTTGTACCCTTCCAAGTAATTACACATTTATAATAGGAGATGTTCTTTTAAGAGAGGATTTAATTAAAAATTCTCCATTTATAATGTATGATACTGATCATAATGGTATACATGAAAAGCTTTTTTATGATTGGCTTATAAAGATTAACTATAAAGGGCTTTTATTATTTGATGATATCCATCTTAATAATGAAATGAGAGCTTTTTGGAATAATATTATTCACAAAAAAGAAGATATTTCCCACATCGGACATATTACCGGGACAGGTGTAGTGTGGATGTAAGTTGGCAAAATTTGGCAGAAGATATTAACCTAGACGACTATGTAGGCTTCGTCTATAAAATTACCCATATACCAACTGGTAAATATTACATTGGTAAAAAGTTCTTCTGGAAGATTCTAAAGAGACCACCACTCAAAGGCAAGAAAAATAAGCGGCATGAAAAGCAATCTTCTGATTGGAAAGAGTACTGGGGCTCGTCAGAAGAGTTATTAAAAGATATTCAGAAATATGGAAAAGAAAGCTTCAAGAGAGAAATACTATTCTTGGCTAAATCTAAGTGGGACTGTGCGTACGAAGAAGCAAGACTTCAGATGGAGAGCAGAGTGCTTTTTGACCCGAATTGTTACAACGGTATTATAAATATTAGACTGAAAAAGTTTCTTAAGAAACCAGTTGAATAAGAATAAATCACCGTTACAATCTCGTTGTGGAGAAGAAAAAATATATAAAGAAGCTTAATCTTAACACGATTTCGTTAATAGATTTAAAATTCTTATTAGAAGAGGAAATTATACCACAGACGATAAGCGATGTTGTTGAGTACTACGGTCAATTATTTTCAATAAACACAGACCACCACAAACAGTTTTTCTACCACAACTTTATTAAGACAGTTTGTGAAATCTATAACAAAGAAAAAACATATTTTGCTTATGTTTTTTATTTTAACACTCAAGATAATTTATCAGATAAAGAGGTAGAATTATTAATTAGTAGATTAAACAAGACTTTACCTATTGTTTTTTACTGTGATAAACTTCCATTTGAATGTATTGATGATAAGTTTAATTCAGGAGAAATGCAGGAATTAAAAGAAAAGCTAAAGATTCAGATAGATAAAAAGAACAAAAAAGATTTTTCATTTAGAAGTATTAAAACATTCGCAAAGAAGTATAAATTAACGTTTTTATCAGAAGAGTACTTTAACGATCTGAAAGTAAAGCATGGATTGTATAAATAATAGTATGAGTAAATTTGAGGAAACTCTTAACAAATACTACAGTCTTCTTGAGTATTCGTCAGCAGGTACTTTCGGCCAATCAGGCAATACAGGTATTAATCCTAATGCTAGCCCTATTAGACCATTGCCAGGTATGATGGATGCAGGTGATTTAGAACAAGATATTGACAAGACAAAAATTAGAGCTGGTACACCAAGATCTATTGCAAGATTACAACTTCAGGACAATGAAGGTGATATCAGAACTACAATTAACAAGCTAGCTGTAGGTAAGCCTTTGACTCAGCCTGAGCAAGAAATTGTTGCTAAGATAAAGACCATGAGTAAGATTAAGAAGACTG